TGCCCCGGAGATCATGCCGCTAAGGCAAAGGTCTCGTCATTAGATGCGTTTGCATTTAATAAAGGTGCTTGATTTACAGTCATCGCCTACTGTGTTGCCGTCCGCACTAGCTCACCATGTCGAATCCAAATAATGCCCCACCTAAATATACCTTATACACTTAGGTGGAGCATCCGGGGGTCGAACCCGGGTCCACAGCGCCTTCACTTGGAAGGATGTACAACAATTCTTAAATTATAACTTAACGTTATTTATTGGTCAACCTAATACAATACTCCATAGGCCCAGCACCATACCTCCAGACTGAAGCGGTATAAGAGCCACATGACCACGAGTCCTGTGCTTAAAGTAAAAACTTGTATTTTATTCATAGAGCCGTCCTACCACCAATTTTGATCAAAATTGGAAACTATAAAATCAATAAAAACACAATGGCTACCACAACTACACCAATGGCAAAACTGTAGTCTTGATTCATGTCATTTACCAAACAAGTGAGCCACAACGCCCATGGCCACAAATACTGCCAGGGCCGCGATGGCCGCCCAGGGAATGTTTTTTAATATGTTCATTGTTCGTCCTGATGTTCGTTTAACCACATGATACTATAACAAATGACTATGGCCATGAAGGCAAAAAATATCAACCACATGTTAATTGTAGCCTTTTATGTTTTTGCCGTCAGTACCAGGATTGCCTCGAGCCGCTACATTTTCTAACTGACGGTCACGATCACGTTCGGGCGGCAATGGGCCACAGCCTAACCGATCCCACTCGTCTTTGGAGTAGTAATACTGTTCAACAGGTCGTTTGTTCTGTTCCATAGCATAGATATTTAGTTGGTGGGCCTTGAAAGAATTGAACTTTCACTCCATCGATTATGAGTCGATTGCTTTACCATTAAGCTAAAGGCCCGTATTGTATTATTATACGCAAGCTGGACTTGTTTGTCAATAAATATCCGCATGATTGTTGACTATACCAGAGAAGTGTTTTCTGGAGAAATTTGGAAAAAAAGTCAGTGTTTGGAACACGAACACCAGGTCAATCAACAGATTTTTGATTGTCTACACAGTCACGGGTTTCAAAAGACAGATCATTTTAGAATTTGGAAAAAAGATCACCGCACTGCTATTGTGTGCTTGGTTGACGATTTACGAAGTTGCAGTCACAATTATCATGTGGACTTGCCTTATCTGTTTGATCGTGACACTACAGTTATTACCGATAATTATCTGACTTGCCCCAGCATATTTCCTACAATTTCATTGCCCGATAGTTTTTTTGGAATTTACAATTATATTCCTGAACAAAAATTATGGCAACCCGATAGAGATTTTGCTTTTCAAATAAATCGAATAGATACTCGCAGATTCAAACTCATGCTAGATCTGACCTGGAGATCGTATGCGCACGTGGGTTATATAAATTTCAACTGCGAAGACCGTAGCAACCCAGAATTAACAGTTGCTCAGGCGTTTGAACAGTTTTTGCCATCGTTTGGACCGGATGAACAAAAGTACTTGCCTGTATATGAACGCCTGCGCAGCCAGGTTCCTGTAAAAAATTACGATATTGATTTTGATCTGGTTTCCTATAGAAGTTGGCTGAACATTGTGGTCGAAACCTACAGCAGTGACACAGTGGTCAGTGTCAGCGAAAAGATATTTAGAGCACTGGTTAATCCAGCACCTTGGACCGTGTATTCTGGACGTTACACTGTGGCTCGTCTTGAAAGCCTGGGTTTTGACTGCATGAGCGACATGATTGATCACAATCATTATGACCGTCTCAAAGAAGTTGAACACAAGATACCTGTGTTCAATTGGAAAAGTTTAGAAATTATCAAGCATCTTAAACAGCTTGGAGAAAGTGCTGTGAGAGAAAGATGTGTTCGTGCCAGTGAACACAATCAAAAAATATTGCACAAAATGGCTCAACGCTGGCCAACAGAGTTTGCTACCTGGCTTGATACCTTGTCCAGTCGATTGGTAAACGTATCCAATCCGTACTAAATTCAAAATTATCTGGCTGAGTCTCAAGCCAACGCTGTAACATGTTCACTGCTGTGTTGGTATCATGCAGATGATGACTGGTTGATTGATCCCCAATTTCTAACCAATTGATACACCAGTCCTGGTCTGGTTCTGCCAGGCTAAACAGTATGTTAGATGAATCTGCGTCAAACCCGCACAAACTAATTAAATCTAAATTTGTGTACACTGGAATCCAATCAACATATTCATGAGCTAGTTGTTTTTTTACAGTGATAACTGCTGACAGTTTTGGCGGACAATCCATGGCGCTGACCGCCATGAGTCTGGTGTCACCACAATCTACAATTAACTGATTGTCTTGTTTATGAATCAAAATTGGCTTACGTATAGGTTCCACAGACAAATGTTGATAAATCCAATTGGCCCTGGTTATTTGCAAAATCATGTCATGGTGGTCTTGTGACCAATAAGAAAAATCTTTTCCGTAAGATTTTATCAAATGATTTACTACCTCTATACACGTTTCCAAAGTTTGCACAGGTGTGAATTGGTTCACCGACAGTGCCGGATGAAAAAACATACAGTATTGATCTTTTAGAGCGTGCTCAATATTATATTCCATAGCAGTAGTTATTTAAATATACACATGATCAAAGTAATTCATGGACCAACATATCAATATCAAGGCGAGCAACTGGAATCTCCTACAATCATCATCATTCAAGATCATTGTTACGACGAAGAAACTCAAGCATTTGCTCTACAAAAGTTATTAAATCACAGCCGTTGCGATCCGCAACAACACACATTGATATTTGATCATGTAGTTCAGCAACAGGAATTCAGTGAATATCAATGCTTTTATCAACCTACCTTGCTGGCTCGCGAATCTCAGGAGTTTGATGCACAGTCAATTGTTCCGCAATGGCAATTCAAAAATTGTGCCTTTAATTTTATGATCAACAAGCCCAGACCACATCGTTTGCAACTGCTGGAACTGATTCACAAGCACAGTCTGACCAGTTTTTCTCACAGTCTTTGTTGGCAAACATCTCCGGTACCAAGTATACCAATTACGGATTATCGAATTGGTGGGGAAATCAAATTGAATCAAGGAGTTAAAAATGGTCATTATCGTAATTCTGCAACCTATCAGACCCTGTTACAACAGCAGGTGTTTGAACCTGCTTGTGTGAGTTTGATCACTGAACCGGCCTACACAGAACGTCAGACCATAGTTACAGAAAAAACCATTATGGCCATTTACGGTGGAACCATACCTGTCTGGGTAGGAGGCTGGCGCATAGCCGACTACATGCGTGATCAAGGATTTGACGTGTTTGACGATCTGATAGATCACAGTTATCAAGATCTGGAAGATCCAGCGCATCGAGTTGCCCAAGCTGTCAGTTTAAATCTACAACTATTACGCAAACCCAATCCAGATTTTTTTAACCAGTATCAACACCGGCTTCGTCACAACTTTGATCTTGCAAGATCTGGAATTTGGCAACAACAGTGTGATGCTATTTGCAATTCTCTAGGAATCGACTCAAATTACCATATAAATTGGCCAGCATAGCTTCTCGGCTGCCAAAAAATATAACCTGTCGTGGCAGACCCTTGACCACATGAATGTAGTAGGGCATTTGTAATTTTCTATCTAGATCCAATACTGTTTGTTGAGTAAAACTAACAGGGTCGTTGATGTTGTACTGATAATGTTCTAGTTCTAGTATTTTTGTAAATGTGGTATAGCCCGCAGTGGTCAAACGCATGCCACCATTTTTTCTTAGATTATACCACCATATGGGCAAAATACTTTCAACTGTTGGATGCTGATCTCCTGGGATCAGATCAATGAGTTGTTGAGTAAGTTTGGTTTTGTCACGCACATCAAGGATATACCTGGGTACCACTCTGTAACAATACCACAGTGAACTTGTTGGTCTTGAACTGTGTGTTCAACTTCTTTGCCAGATTACGAGCATGTCCGGGATTGCTGAAAGAAACTTTTTTGTATTTGGGTCCTGGATATTGTACCAAGAGATTAGAAGTTTTGAGATTGATGGGTTTTCCTTCATAGAACACCGCCCATACTCCTTCGCTGGCCAATACTTGTTCGGTTTTGTAGGTGCTTTTGTTGGTTTGTTCAACCAGCACTGTGGGTTTGGGTCTTGACATGCTTTTATTTATGCCAAAATATACCTATATTTCAAAAGCTTCCGCCCTGAATTTCCACAGTTATTGTTTGATTTTCTTGAGATTTGGCCAGAGCCTGTTCGCGAAGTTTGTGCATATCCAACAACAACCTTGTGACATCGGCATGCAGATCCTTGGCGTCAGCCATGCTCATTGTAAAGTCTCTGGCACCGCGGGCCTCGGCGCCGCGCAAACGATCAATGAATCTCTGCAGGTGTATGGTCATTGTTGGCTTCCTGAGCAGTGTAGAATGGTCCTGCATAAGTATAACGCTGTAGAACAATCAGTTTGGGATCCTGAACCACAGTCCAGGTGCGACCTTTTTTCACACGATACCATCCAGCCGCAAACCACGATTTTGATTTGGCTGTTTTGGTATAGATGGGCAACTTCATTTTGACGTTCCACAACGGATTGTGAACTCGACCAGCGGCTGGATATCCGTGAACCAAATTTTTTGTTGCTTTGCTGATTGCCGCGGCGGCTGATTCAAATTCAATGTTTACTCTCTGTGCTGCCATGCGAATGGTTTTGAACTGTGCCACCTGATTGTGTAGTTTGACTTGGTATCCGCCGGCACAGGCTTCGATATTGCCAACTTTTTGGTTGCCATCTTGCAAGATCCAAAACTGTTTGTCTATCACGGGTTTAGCTATCAATGTCATTGAGTACTCCTTTGTACGTTTCATTCATCCATCGGCCAAAACTGTCAGCCGACTCCGAACATTTGTTGAGTTCATACTTGCCACAAAACTGCATGAATCGCACACCTACTTGTCCCACATCCTTGTGACTAATCTGTTCTCGGATACAGGCATCTACAACAGCCTTGACCGCTTCGGGCTGTGCTGTGAGGTCAATCAAGGTACGATTGCGCTCATAGTCATCTAAGACTCTGTGTTCTACACCATCGGGGTCAGTCCAGCGTTGCAACATCAGATTGTTCCAGGCATAGCCTTTCTTGCTTTTGTCTTCGTAGGCTTCTTGTAGGCCAACCTTGTTCTTAGTTCCTTTGGTCCTAACTCCTGGAAAAGCCGAGAACACATTATCGCTGCTATCTCCTCGCATGCACTTTTCGAAAAGTAACCACTGTGGATCGGGAATGGTTTTTGCCTCTTTGGTTTTCTTGTCAATGACCGATTTGCCCTTGGCATCAAAAATTCCTTCCGTGGTGATCAATTCGTCGGTGATTCCGTTGTACTGCTTGACATTGGGTGCAACTAGCTGAACAAAGTCAGTATCCGAACTGATTACTACGTGTTCATCTTGGGGATGTAATGCGATCCAGCGAGCTATGATGTCGTCGCCTTCTGCGGTCGGACACCTGATAACGCTACAGTTGGTCCGCTCACTCAAGTATTTAGTCAAGTTATCATAGGTTTCCCAGAACATCTTGTCTTCGTCAGCTTCGGCTTCGGTGAGTGCTGCACGGGCCACAGCACGATTGTTTTTGTAGGGCTTGTACATGTCCTTGCGCCAGC